ATTCTCTAAATCATGCAATCTCTTAACCTGATTAAGATAGTTTGCATCTAATCCTGTGGCCTTAACCGCACTGCCTGTTTCAAAATCATAGATACGGTTTAAAGAAGCAATAGCTTCTTCCGCTGTTTCGCCTACCCCACGAACTCCCTGCATAACGCCTGTTTCGTCTGCGTGTATTGCAACGTATTGACCATCTATTTTTGCAACTGTAGGTTGTGTTCTTTCGCTGGTTGAATAAGGGCGTGGATGATCTGCCAACAACGACTCCGTTACTGGAGATACGTCTGGGTTATTATTATCTAAAAGCTGTGTATTCTGTAACTCTGCAAGCTTTACTTTATCAGATAATGGCATGAATTTATCGTATGCGCCCTTTAAACCCTTGCCAACACCGAGCACACCAACTGATAGAATAGAGCCAACAGCAAGGTCAAGCATGGCATCAGAAATACCGTAGTCCTCGCCCAAGACCTTACTTGAATCAATGCCTGAAATACCAATAGGAACTGTAGCAACAGCGCCTTCGACTACGTTACGTGTGGCAAGACCTGTCATAGACGTACTGGATAACAGTTTACCTGTTGCGGTGACAGCACCCATTTCTATAGCGCGACCACCTGCAATCAATCCACGACCTGCCAATCCGACAAGAGGTGTTGCTAAAATAGAAAAACCTACGTTCTTAGCATCGACCAAACCGCCCAAAAGAGTGGAAGCAAAATACCCACCACCCTGCCATTTAGAGGCTGTATCGTACAACAAACTTGACCGAGCGTTCATATCGTGTCGTCTGGCTAATACCTCACCCGCAACGTCTGTCATACCATGCTGATATTCAATGCCCTGCCTAAAATTATCTGACTTTTGCCATTCTTCTTTCGTCTGTGGCGTGCCTTTTCTTTGGGCTGTTCCAGATCGTAAAGCATCATAGGAATTTTCAAGATTAAAGTCTGAAAAGAAATCGTAAGTTACGGCAGAAAGAGCCTGTAGGCGACCAACTGGATGTCCAAGTTCAACAGCTACCTCAACAGCATCAACGTCTTGCGCAAAGCTACCCGCGCCACGGAAGCCCTGCTCGACACCCGCACCTAGTACGTCTGACGTATCAGGTGTTAATTCAAAAGGCAAAGACTGCTCTCTTAATTTAGAGCCGATTTGTTGCGCCCTGTAACCTGTGTTTAAAAAAGATTGTGCTGACATTATTACCCCATCATCTCATTAACGGTCCGTTGCTTTGTTTTTTTCTATCAATTCTCTGAAATTCAACAACATCATTAACGGTACAGTTGCTTTGCTTTTTATATCAGGTCGCCTAACTTCAACAATATCATTAAATTCAATAATTCTATCGTACGAAATAAACAACTCTTTACCCTCGTTATCCTTTGCAACATCCCCATCCATAGACCGTATTGTTAGACCATTAACAACGCGCCCACCTTCGATACCACTTGTATTTGCAAATATGCCATCATTTTTCAGACTATCAACCCAAATATCAGAAGCGTTCGATTCTTTGTAAATAGATGGAATTTTTAGTTTATCGTCTTTAAGCTGTAAATTAAGAAACTCCGATTTAATGGCTTGCATGTTATCTTCTGGAACAACATCTGCAACGGCGTTTGGTAAGCTGTAACCATCTCTGTAATCATAACCAGCTGTCATTGCTTCTGTAACTGTGTTTACAGCATCTTTTGTGAAATTGCTGTTTGTTGACTTAGAAGCTAAAATAAAAGCAACGTCTTGTGATGTCTGTAAAAAGTCACTCATTGCCGTGTATCCTGCTGATCCAGAACCATACGAGTTCTGTATAACGCCCATAACATTTCCAAGCTTCTCTCCTATTTTAATAGCAAAGTCTGCTTCAACAAACCCATCGCCATATTTTGTCTTTAAAGCTTTCTTTGCAATGTCCACATTCTGTTTATCCTGCGACACATCAAAAAGAGCATCAACATATTTACGCTGTACTGGGTCTTCCTTGTTAAATTCAGGGCTTGAAACCTTATTTATTAATGCCTTAAAAGGTGCGGGTAGAGAACCCTGTTTCTGTATGTTTGAGATCATTAAAGATTTCATCTGTGGGTCGTCTGCAAACTCCCCCGTTGCTTGCGCCATTAGAGTAATAACCTCGTCAACGCTTCCTGCATTCATAACCTGACCTGCAACGAATTTAGCTTCTTCTGTTGAAACTAAACTTACAGCAAGTGGCGGTACGCCATTTTTAACTTGCCAACTATAACTTTCAAACCTTGAGGGATTCTCTGTCTTTGTGGCGAGCGTATATGATTTATGAGGATCGCTGAAAAAATTGTCTATGATATTTTTATTATTTGCTTTCTCTTGATTTGCTAAACGTAAAACCTCGCTATCAACACGACCCATCATACTGCTTAGAACATTACTATCAACATCATTGTATTTACCCGCTTCAATTTCTTTTTTCAAAGCAACTGGATCAGTAGTCAATTTAAGATTCATTGACCCGTTTTTTATAAGGTTGTTGTAATCGTCCTTAAACCCAGACCTAGCGTTTGCAGGAAGCGAGTTTGAAAAAGCTAAAGATTGTTCCATGCCATCTTCTTCCGAAAGCTGTCCTGTGCGAACCATGTTTACGGTATTGGTTAAAAAATCTTTTGCATCATTAGCAATAGCCTTTGCCGTCATGGTTGCCTGAAATTGTAACGCCTGACCCGCAACCTTATCTTTTAAATTTGTAACCTGCTTCAACGCATCTTCTCTTAGGTAAGAAGGTTGACTTGCTAGAAAATTATCCGACATGGTAGAATATTTTTCTAAAACAGACTTAGTAAAACCCTCCCCACCCATGCTATTTTGGGTCATTTCATTCATCATTTTCTGCGATTCAATTTGAAAATCAGAATATTGCTTAATCATGCTTGCTGTGTCTTTTTGTCGCTGTATTTCAAAACCCGCTTGTGCAATACCACTAACCGCACTCGCAATTAGTTCTCCAGAAGATGCACCTTGTTTGATACGGCTTAATGCACCCATATCTCCACCAGTCGGGCGCACGCTCTGTTCAATTTGATCTATTTTTCTAGCCATTTTAAACCCTTATGAGAAAAAACCTGTTTTAGCAATGGTCATTGCCGATGAACTAACAGACCGTGTTAATTCAGCACCCCCACTACTTCTATATTGTGAAGCCTGTGCGTTTGCTGTATCAATAAGAGCCTCTGCCCTACGCTGTGTATTAAATTCTGTATAAATTCTGTCGAGTTCTAATTCCATGTACGATTCGGCAATTAAATCCAATGACGTTCCACGCATCTGTAAACCAGAAGCACCAATATTAGCAGACATCTCGCCAATCTTGCGCCCACCCGCACGCATAACGCGTTCAACCTCAATGATGCCTGATGCTAACTCACGCTCGGCTTCTTTACGCCCTACGTTTAATACGTCTTTTGCTTGTTGCTCAAAACGCTTGTTAGCCGAAAAACCGCCAAACAACGTAGCCCCTGCGTTTAAAAATTGAAAGGCGTTTGCTGTGCCACCTATGAAATCGAACATTAAGCCCCCTCGTTCGTTACAAACTCTAATATAACCGCCCTAACGGTAAACGGCAAAGGATGATCCTGCACGACCCGAACAAACATATTCTCTGTGCTTCCGTCTGGGTGAGGCTCTCTAAAGAACCCCGTCTTTAATCCAACCGTTCTATCCATTCTATCTGTGGGTGTTCTGTATGTGATAACGTCTAATTTTTCTATACCTGTTTGCTCATCATAAGAACCAAACTTTCCACCTAGTGAATTGTGTAAATCAAGAATGACCTCATTAGCCCGTTTAACGCGCCCCTGACTCGTTCCCATTTTGTTGCGCCCTTCGTATAGGTGAGTATCGACAACACCTCTGTACGCAAGCCCTGCGTGTACTATGCCGTAGCTATCGTTTAGGGTTATTCTTCCGTCTGCATCGACCGTCCGTACTGGATGATTTGCGCCCTCCGCGCATACGGAAACCTCACGACCTATAAGGTGGCCAAGACCAGAAACCGTTGCAACACGTTTTAATAAATGCCAATCACCACTTACGATGCTTAATGGAAATTCAAAATCAGACAGAATATCAACAACCAAAACAGTTGGAGATGTTACCGTTTTTACCTTAGCGGTATTACCATCATATATAATATAATCATCAACGCCCGCATTTGCAAAAACAGAAGCATCGGCTGTGACGGAAATGGACGTACCTGTCGTTGCACCAAATGTCAACGTGGCAACGCCATACTCTCGTCCATCATATGTAAGGCCTGAATCAACAAAAAACCCGTCCTCAATTAACTGGTTAAATTTAAATGATTCCTCTAGAAACTCAACATACTGGACAGTTTCTCCACCAACGATACGTTCTACAATAGCCCAAACCTGTTTATACGTATTATCAATTGACGGTATAACAGAGGTTGACTTGAAATTACCACTTGTCGTGACCTTTCCCCAACCGCCAACTGAATCACGTACATTGTAAGCCATGTCGTTAATTGTACCGTCTAGATCAACCTGCCAATATCTGTTGTCTGGCTCTGCCTGATATGCCGTATCAACGATGTTACCTGACATGATGTGGCTGGCAAATCTGTTCATACTTTCCGAATCAAAACTGTTCGCCTCAAATCTATATCCGACTTGTCCTGTGCTTCGTCCTGTTGCATCGACAAATAAAGCCGTGTTGCCGATTTTCTGTGGCGTAGGATTGCCCGCATAAAAACCATCTGTAGCCTTCGACCCGTAGTTTGAAAATTCGGTTGCAGACGTAGACGTTGGTGTAATCGCATCCCCTAAAGTATTTGCCTGTAGAACCCACTCACCCCCTGATGTGAAAATAATAACAACGCGCTCTAAAGGAACAGCACCAAGAATTTTATTGATAGAAGACGAACGCAAGAATCGTGTGAACGCATTATCCCCCGCAATCGCCCCTTCTGTCGTGGTCGGGCTAAAATTATTAAAGTTTGCTGTAGACGAAGCATCCACTCGCTGTGGATCAAATGCCAACTCACAGAAAAATATTCTGTCCTGAAAGAAAAACGGTATCTCTGGATATCCTGTTGTTTCAGAATACGCACCTAACCGCCAAATTTTCGTAGCAGACGTATCACCGAAATTGCTCTCCGTTACTGCCGTGACAACTGTGGTGGACGTGTATGCTGTTATTTTAGCCCAACCCCATTCACTACCCGCTAACATGCGAACCCAACGCCCAACATCTGTCGACACGAATATGGCTGTGCTTGCCGTCAACGTAACAGTACCAGACGTTGCACTTGATGTGATTGTGGTGTCCGTAATGTTTAAATCTAAATATGGGCCATCTATAAAATCGAAATCAGTCAACGTCCATGAAGTAGGCGTTACGCGCTCTAAAACCTGTGGTGGCGTTGTGGGGTGACATAGATATAAATAGTTTGCATCTTGGGTATAGTTAATATCCCAAATCATGTCTTCATCATAAACCGTGGTCACGGTTAAAATTCTTGCAACAGTACCGCCAGATGTAAATGCTGTGAATGCTGTACCATCAACATCATCAAGCGTGAAATTATCAACATCTGAAACTGTAATGCGGTACGTCTTTCCGTTAATCTCTGTCGTACCACCAACACCTGAAATAAATATATCATCGCCTGTCGTGAACCCATGACCAGTTAATTCTATTTCAAGTGGATCAGCCAACGTAATGCCAACGATATTCTGTGCTGTTTCTGTAACCTGTGCGCCATCAAAATAGAAACGCACATAGTTATCGCCAAACTCAAGCATATACGAACGCCCTGCCGAGAAATTAAATTCTATTAAGCGCGTTTTTTTGTCGTGAAATCTTACGGGGGCTACATATCTAAAGCCACTTCTATACTGCGCGGGGCCTTGAATCAACGGTAGAAAATTCTCTAATTTACGGCACGATGTTTTTGTTGTTTCAAGAGAACTACGCGCGGATAAGTGAGGCGACCACTCACCACCATTAAAAGACTCCTGTGAAATGTAGCTTTTTACCATCTAGTGTCTACCCATGATGTTTCTTCAAATTCAACTGGATACATTTCAACAGCGTGCGAATTTAACGCCTCGCTTAGAATACCCTGATACTCCGCAAGCAATAACTGTTTCTTACTTCCGTCCTGTCTAAACGGCTCACACAATTCAACAGCTATGCGTGATGCCAACAACTCGTCAAATACTGGATCAAACTTTGTTGAATCCTCAATAAGCTTGCAATAAATAATCTGTAATGGTGCGCTTGCCGAAGATAGGATAAAACCCGCTTCAATCGAATACTTTTCACGACCCACGATGTCATACAACCGCAAAAAATCCGCAGGTAATGCGAACTTTGCGCCAAACTCAAATGCAGGGGCAGGCAACGATGCGCCAATAGATTTTCGCTCTTTTGTGAACGACCAAATATATCTGCGCTGCAATAAATTTCGGATTGGGGCATAAACTCTAGAACACTCCCGCGCCTCTTTGCTATTCGCATCCAAGAAAGACGTGATGGGCTGTTCGCCAATTTTTTGTAATGCTCTGTTACAAATCTCGATTTCTGTAAGCATCTAAACTCCTAAAAAAATATGGCGGTAGATCGTTAAACCCACCGCCATATTCTAGCAGATAAGTTAAAATTAATCTACAACGTAGATAATTTCACCCTTAATGGTAGCACCTGACGGGATAGTGCCACCAGTAATAGTTCCGTAAATACGAACGCCACCTTGGCTGTTAATTTCCAAGCTTGCACCCGCATCTGCGATTGTGTTATTCAACTGAGCAACAACAGCCGTAGCTAGGGATACTGCCGCGCAAATTGCATCGTCATTATCAGCAACAGCTGTTCCGTCAACTGCCGTATAAGCAGCGTGACCGACTTTAATAACACGAGATGCACCCAAAGCAGACGATTTAAGGTTTGATAGCGCGCCCAAAATCTTTACTTTGTTTTTCGGCAAATCAACCAACTGGAAAGTAGTTCCATCTGCTAGCGTGCCTCCTGTAGCGTTCGTGTACTCAAAAGATGCGACACGCAAACGACCATGTAGGTCTTGTGTTTTTGCCGCAGCCCCTTTGTTTTCAGTGATAGTTTTCAATGGTTCTGATACAACGTCTACCATATCATTTAGTCCTTTCTATATGTTCTTAGTTATTTGCTGCAGTAACGTCAGCTTCGATTGTTCCAACTTTATCTTCTTCCATACGCGTCGCACCCATTTGCATAGATAGGAACGCTTGTGTGGAATAGTTCTTGTCATCACGCTCTGTGACACGACCCGTTACATCAGCGTTCACACCCAACAATAGACCGTCTTCTGCCCAATATGGAATTGTATCCACAGTGCCAGTAGTCGCTACACGTTGTGTTTGAATGAATGTAAAGCCCAAGAAGCTGTCGATTTCACCATGAACCAAAGCGCGGATCGTATTGTAATCAGCAGAAGTTGCTTTTTCGTCACCAAGCAAGTTAGCCATTTGTGAAGCATTTACAGCGATGAAACGTCTGATAGACGGGTCAACATCGTTTGCATCTAGTTTAGATTTAGCTTTAATCAATTTTGCTACGTCCAAGCCAGTTGTTACACCAACAGTTTTTGGTACAGTCATGCCAGCAGCATAAGATGTACTTGTTGTACCATCAGCACCAGTTTTAGCCGTACCTTTAACAGCAGAGATGATAAGGTCATCCATTTGGCGACCCGCAGCAGCAGCAGCGTTAATCAAGTATGGGTTTGTAAAGTCTGTCAATGTACGGGCAACATCGGGTTTGTCGATAAGATCAGCCCAATCGAAAGTTTCCGCAATAACCATACGGCGTTTGTGGTTTGTTTCGATCAATGGAGTATCGCCATGACGAGTTGTACGTTTTTGCATAGATGTAGGTGCCAATTGTTCAAAGAAGGCTTTTTCGCCATTGAACGCTTCAACACGAACTGCGCCACGCAAGCGTGACATTTTTTGTTGTGATAGCAGCACGACATTGTCAGAGAACTGGTTCACGAACGAGTCTGTAATGAAATTGCTCATTTTAGTGTCCTTTATAGGTTTGAAATTAAATAAAACTTTAGTTTGTTTTGTTTTTAATCTCGGTTATCCGTGTCGGGCCGAATATTAAAACTTAGTTTAATTTTCGGGAGTCTATGACCTTATCCGTATGAATAACAACCAAAAGGAACGCGGGTTGCGCTTACCCAATTAGGAGTTGTACTAAAATCATATAATACAACTCCTAGTGGTGTCAATATATTTATTCTTGGCTCATATATTTATATAGGCTCTTTGCTTTCTGTTGAAGCATCTTATGACGTTCTGGATTCGTACGCGCATCCATATAATCCTTTTCAGCCTTCAAAGTAGCTAGTTCAGCCTTCGCCTGTTCTGGTGTCAATACACCGCCTGCTGTCGTCTGATCTCCAGAGCCAACAAACTTATCTTCGGCAAACTTATCGCCAATAGCAGAGAACATCTTGACAACATCAACGCTAGACATACCGCCTTGCTCTAACTTCGCAATAATATCTTCGTTTGCAAATTTCTCTGCTGCACGTCTTGCCAATACCAACTTATTCTCGTAGGCATGACCCCACTCTGATTTAAGCTGTGCCTCGTTCTGCTGTACCTGATGTGTGGCGAGTTCCAGTGCGCTTGCGTGCTGTGTTTCTGAATAGCTGTCCAAACGCTTTTGCAATTCAACCGCCTGTTTCTTAGACAAGCCCAAGTCGTGTGCTACCTTGCCGTATTCCGCAAGAACGCCTTTATCAAAATCATCGCCGCCCTCTGGAACAACAAACTCATATCCGTCTGGTGTTTCTGGGCGACCTAAGCGTGAATACAATTTATTATATCCATCAACATCATCCTCTGATTCTGGGATCGAAACTGCGTTTGCTGATTTCTTACCAACTAGCGATTCAAGGTTACGGTATGCGTGTACCACCTCGCCTGCTGTTTTCCAACCTTTTTCACGGACAACACCCAAGTCTTGCTCTGGCAATCCTGTTGCCCAAGACAACGGATCTGCTGTGATTGCTGTTTCAGTCGGCTGTTGTGCCTGTGAATTAGTATCCTGTGTTTCTGTATTAGACTCCCCATTTGGCTGGGTCATCTGTGCTGTTGCTTCCGTCATTAGCTAAGTCCTCTCTTAAATTAAAAATAACCTCCTCTGTTACATTGAGGTAGGTACATATACGCAGGAAAACTTCCCTACGCCCTTCCAAGTTCGCACTGGAATACGGATCGTTCGGTATGTGTGTCGAGGCATTGCCACGGCAAAACGTGCGTAAATCCGCAAGTATCGTTTCGCCAGATTCGGTTAATTCACCGTTCGGCTTAATTGCGTTGACCCACGCATTTCTGCGTTTCCGAAACATAAATCTAAATTGATTCATCACGTTCTAGATAGCCTTTCAGCTGTGGCTACGTTTTTAAGTGCCTGTGACGTTTCGACTGCTTGCGCCCCCTGTTGCTGTGCCTGTTCACCCTGCGCTCTCTGTTGGCGCATTGCAAGGATATCTTCTGGTGAGCGTAAAATCGCCTCTGGTACACCAAAACCACGGGCAGCAATTCGTGTCATAGCATCGATGTCGTAGTTATCAAATACGGCAGGGTTAATCTGTGCCAACGGTACGGTCATTTCCAACGTACGCATGATCGCAGATACTTCCTCTGCCTTCTGCATTTTCGTCAACGGTGATTCATACTCGATCGTAAATTCCCCACCCGCTTCAATCAATTCAGGTGGCATCTCTGGCAATAAACCGTTCTGTGATAAAATCGACAACTCGCGCTCAATCAACGGGCCCGCTAATTCTGCGTGCTGTCTACCCATGATAGGTGATAACAGCGAGGACTTTTCTTGCGCTCTCTCAATAACTTCTGTAGCCGTCATACGCGGTGTTTCAATTAAAATCTGGAACAGATTAATAAAAAACGCCTCGTTAATAATATCATTACATTCTTTTGCCTGTGCCAGTGCAGCCTCTGGATTCGACCCCATATTCAACGGCTGTACCAACTGCTTGCCCTGCTCGTTCAATCCACCACCAATAATCGCATTCGGTTTCGTGGAAATACGGCTTAGCGATCCGTCCTGAATCGTCAAGAGTGGTGGCTCTGCGTTTCTCTGCATGGTGCGGAGTGACGTTCTACGCACTTCGTTCAACGTGCGAACCTCTGGTAATACGATCATGGCGGGGCCACGACCATACGTTTCATTCGGTGAGGTCATATAACGCGATACGATATAAGGAAACGTGCGGTAACTACCAACACTCAATAATTCATTCGTGTCTTCCACGATATAATACGATACAAACGGATCTTCACGGTTTTCTACGTGTGGTGCTTCATCGCTCGGAACAACAACGTGCAATAAACCAAAACAACGGTCTGGGTCTTTTTCCGCAGCCAACTTAATATCATCCGATGCCGTTTCAGGAAACTGATTCAAAATCTGTCGTGCGGTTTTATCCATACGTCTTACAACCGTATCAACCTGCCCGTGGTAATTCTGTCTGATATATAATTCAGATAACGGAACAGGTCGGTACATCAGCGAGAATATTCCACGTCTGTACGTTTCACCAACGAAAATAGCACCCGTACCAAACGCACCGATGCTCAAGTAGTTTTCCTGTGATGCCGCAATAAACATCGCTGTCGGATTATAACGCTGTGCAAATAAAATACGATTTACTTCATCGAAATATTTTGCCACGCGGTCATTCTGATTTAACTGATAATTCGAGGACTTTAGACGATGCCATGTCGTCTGGTGCGGTGTAATCAACGATTCCATGATCGATGCAAAACGAACCAACGCAAACGATGGTCGTGCATCATAAACCTGCCGTGTGCGCTTCTCACCACCAAACTGATTTCGGATATTAAATTCAGACATAGCCGTGTGCATACGTTCGGCAATTTCTTGCCAGTGACCTTCCCACGTACCGCGCTTACCTTTAAGCGAGTTATATAGGTCAGTACCGAAGCCCGCGATTTTTTTATTATCCACCTAGTAAACTCCGTGATGCGAGGGATGGGCGTTCAGAAAACGATAACGCTGTCGATACAGATTTCGCGCGTGACACACTCTGTGATCTACGCTTACGTTCTTCTTCTGCTTCTAGTAACGCTGTATTCGCTGTCGTTGTGATGGCAGGAACCTGTGACGACACAGCTTTCGACTGTTCACCGCCTGATAACCCACCCAGTAATTTAATAGCCCCACCAACTTTCGATGCGATCGCTAAACCAGAACCTAATCCAATATTCGCAATCGAGGTTAAACCAGAGGCGAGCGAACTAAAACCCGCAGTCGTGGCAGCAAACGATGCAGCAGCAAATGCTGGGGCTGCAAACGGTAACGCGATCATTGCGAGCGGTGCTATGAACTTGACAACCTTGAAAACTTTCTTGACAGCTTTACTCATGGTAACTCCAATATATATTCACGTCCGCCAACGCATTTAGGACCAAATCTTATACACAACAAGTCTACCACGTCGCGTGGTGATACGACAACAACTCTTTTTACTCCAAAAAACCTAGCTAATTCTGGTATCATACCAATCTGTTTCGGTGATACGCGGCCTGATATAAACAGGTGGGCTTCTAATCCGTCTTCTTCAATAACACATTGCAGTAGGACGTGTCCACCGAGGTGCGACCTAACAGCAATAAACGATGTACTCTCATCCGTGTGTTCGGCTAATGCAGGATGGTGTGACATCGCCTCCTGAACCTTGGCGTGATCCCACTCGCAGGTCAACCCTTTAAAAATTAAATTCATCATAATCTGCCTCCGCAAACATCTGGACATTATTATTCAACCGCGCTCTTGGGTTATATGGATGGTGTGTCAATACGAACGCATCTGCCCGATCAGGCGAGCGTTTATAAAAACCCTTATATTCTTTTTTATTCTGTATCAACAGCAAACCGTCTTTATACGTGTACTTCATCGAGGATAGCTGTGCCTTCAATTCAGGACAGCGGGGCATCAATACGCCACCCTCTTTCAAATATTCAAGCGCATTCGACCACAATCTCGCACGCTGATTATAATTATAATTATCCTTTAACTTCGCACCCGTGTGAACGCCAACAACATAATCGCGGTACTTCCCACGCCTTAGCTGATCGTATGCGGAAATACCCGCACCGTCTAACTCAATTACAATCTGCCCTAATTCAGAACCAGAACCCGCCTCGCACAACTCGGTAATATACGCCTCAACAGAACTCGCCAAAACAATACCGTCAACCTTATTCATCACACGCTGATCCATGTTAAACCGACCACGCCTCGCATGTATTACAGATTCATCATTTCCTTCGTGCGCGGCATCCACCCCAATCATCCAGTGTCCGTTTGCCTCAACTTCCGAAGACTTCGCATCCTGCGCCCGTAAAATCAAATCACCCGTTATCAATACGTTCGATACCGACCCCTCGTAGTTTACGTCAATCTCCTGCGCCACAATCACAGGGTCTAATATCAAACACTGCTTGTCATACCACGCCTGATCCTTACGCGGATCATCTCGCCAGTTAAACGTAAATACAGGAATCACACCACTCATACGCTTACGATAAAACGAATTACCATTACCATTCGGTGTCGATACGTCAATCTTACAATTCGAGGTCTGACTTAACGCAGCATCAGTACTCTCCGCACGCTCGTAAAACGCACTCTCATCCTTGAAATATATCGACGTCCTGTTACCACGACCAATCGAATCACCCGCCTCACCAACAATAACCGCACCGTTCTGACGGTTAATAATCCGCATCAATGGCGTGTCGTTTTTCTCCACATATCCCTCTGGCTTAAATTCAATGGGCAATAACTTTATAAATTCACGCACCTTCCAAAATAACGATTTCGGATCGCCTAAATTATCTACATACTCCGCCTTGCGTGATCCAAACCCAATAACCGTTCCCTCGTGAAATACCCACATCCACACAGCAAACGCAACGCATAACCAAGACACACCCATGTCACGCGACTTCTCCGCTAATCCATCCTCCGAACCCTTCCACCTGACATGCAACCACTCAATAAATTCAGCCTGCTTCGGGAATAACAAAAACGGAAAAATAGTCGGTAAACCACGTTCCGCATTACGAGGGTCAAACGTACAACCCCAATCCGATATAAACGCAACAGGGTTTTCCTTGTAATACTCCCATAGACCATCAACCATACCAACCGTCTTTCGCATCTGTATTAAACGATCTCTGCGAATTTCAAATATAGGTGTATAATCAGGATTACGGAAATCAAAGTCTACAAATATATTAGCAGGCGGAGGTGTCCTTACTAGGATCTCTGATGAATTATAATTGGGTCCCCCCCCCCCTCGCTTGGCCATTATTTGTTGACCCCCATGGGTGGGTCGATTGAATCAATGACGGTGGCGTGCCCTTCAATCAGCATGCGATAAGCCTCGGCAGGTGGTAACGATTGAACGTGGTCAATGGTGACTGTGTGCTTGGACTCAACACTCACTGACTGAATTGCTTTACCGTCCACGCGGTCTAGTAATTCACGGCAGGCAGACACTACAGCTGACTGTGCTGCATTCTCATTCTGCACAATACGCAATAGCGCAACGCGTGCAGCGGCGCGGATTACGTCGTCTGATGTATCTGTAGGATCAACGGTGACTGGCTCAATTTCCTCCGGTATCTTTATGCCAAGGATGGCCTCAACCTGCTTGTGCGTCTTTCCCTTGTCTTTAAGTTTTTGGATTTTGTCGTGCATAATGCCCCCGCGCGATGTTTATGCAATTATAGGTTGTAATTCGCTTAAAAGTCAACCGTCTAGTTTAATACAACTTATAGTTGTGCCCATTCCGCCTAAATTGCAACACAACCCGCGGTTGCGTAAATACCGTTTTCCAATTCCTTGTAATTTTATTATCATACGCGCCCGTATTAGGTTTTTGTCAACAATATCAACGGCGTTTTCTGTAGTTATGGCATCATACGCCTA